AAGCCAAAGCCAAAGCCACCGCAGCCAACCGGCGGCGCGGGTTGTTGTTGTTGTCGGCCGGTGTGCGGCGTTTGGCGCGAAAAGAATTTGCGGCCATCACCAAGCACGTTGGCAAAGAGCCCGCCGCGTTCAATAAGTGGGCAACCGGGTTTTTTGCGGGCCACCGCGAGCAAATCACGGAAGCCGTTGAAGCCCCAATGACGGCGTTGGCCGATATTGTGTTGGGCGGGTTGAATGCTGAATCGGGGTTGGCATTTGGCACCATGGTTGACGGCATGGTGGATTCATACGCGTGCGGCGCAAGCCATGAATTCAGCCAATGCAATGCCGATGGATTGGCACCGGGTGCCAATTGGGTTGATGAAAAATCGACCAAGTGGGCCGCAGAAATCACTGATGACGTTTTGGCCAAATGCGAGGAATTCAAACCATGATGAACGCTACCAACATATTTTCAATTGATCCCAACCGGTTTGCGTTGTACGCGCAAAACCGGGTTGCCGCCGGCACGGCACCGGTTGAAGCCCGTGACCCGTCACCAATGAGCGTTGCCGGCCGCGTGGCAATCATTAGGGTGCGCGGTGTGATGATGAAGGGCGGTTTGTCTTATTGGGGTGAAGCCGCAACCGATGCGTTGACGGCGGCGGTGAAGGACGCGCACGCAAGCCCGGACGTTGACCGCACCGTTTTGAGAATGGATACACCGGGCGGCAGTGTTGACGGTTTGGCGGAATTGGGCGATGCCATCGCGGCCCATGCCAAAGCCAAGCCAATCATTGCCGCAATTGACGGGTTGGCGGCATCGGCAGGCTATTACGCGGCCAGCCAAGCCACGGAAATAACGGCCGGCCGCATGGATATGGTGGGTTCAATCGGCGTGCGCATGATGTTGTTTGATACGTCCGAAATGTTCAAGATTTACGGCATTAAGCCGGTTTTGATTGATACCGGTGAATTCAAATCGACCGGCGCGCAAGGCGTTGAAATCACCGAAAACCAAGAATCTGATTTGCGGCGCGTTGTTGACGCATATTTTGCCGACTTCAAAAAAATGGTGCGGCGTGGCCGGGATATGACGGCCGAGCAAGTGAACGCCGTGGCAGATGGGCGGGTATTCACCGCGCCGGAAGCGTTGAAATTGGGATTGATTGACCGGATAGCGGCGGCCGATGAGGTGATTAGAAAAGCACAAGCCACCATGCGGATTGCCGGCGGCGGCCGGGCTCGGGCAAAGGTGGCCGCTATGGGCCGGGGATTGCCGCCCGGTGCGTGCCGATTCATCAAAGGGGTTGACAACAACCCGGCCGGCAGGTAATAATTGAGCCGCCCGCAGGATAACCCGTAACAGGAAAAAGCCATATAACGGCGGTGAAAACCCGTCGGCGTGCAACAAAGCGGGCAAAGCATCACGGAAACGGTAGGAATACCGCCAACGGGGTGCCAAGCCCGCACCAAATACAACCGCCGACGTTGAGGGCCGTGCCAAGCCATTGCCCAACACCAAAGCGAGAAACGGCAGAAGTGGCCGCCGAGCCGAACACAACCGCCGCCCAATGGAACCCCAGCCGTTGCGCGCCGGTTTTTTTCATACCACCGCAACCCAACAAAGGATTGAACCCGATGAAAAACACCCTTGCTACATTGACGGCCATGGCGATGAGCCTGCCGCGATCAATTCGATTTGACGCGGCGGCCGATGCCGTGCCCGGCGGCGTTGCCACGGCCGACGTGACCACGCAGCCAGCACAAGCACGCACCCCGGCGGAACGCACCGCCGAAATGGGCCGGTTGCACGCATCCGCGCGGTCAATCATTGACGGCGCAACCGCGATGGGCAACCGTGAATTGACCGCCGAAGAAAACGGCCGCGTTGATGAACTCTATGCCGCCTATGACCAACACAAAGACGCCATTGAAGCCAGCGAGCGAGCAAACCGCAACGCCGGCCGCAGTGACCAGCACGCCGAATTCATGGGTGCCCGCACGGGCCGCCAAACCGATGCCGGCGCAGTGGTGCCAACGGTAAGCACCAACACAAGCGTGCGAGCGGTTGAAGGCGCAGACGGCCAAACCGTGCAATTTGAAATGGGTGGCCGAACCATCACGATTGACCCGCAGAATATGCCAACCGGGTTGCCGCGTTTGCAACAGGAGGGTTTTCGGGATTTGGTGGCGCGTGCGAACCCGGACTACCGCCGCGAGTTTGGCGCGTATTTGACCGGCGGCACGATTTCGGCCGGTTTGCAAACCAGCAACAACGCGCAGGGTGGTTACTTGACCACCACCGCGATGGCAACCGACTTAATCAAGTTTGTTGACGATAACGTTTTTATGCGTCAATTGTGCAACGTGTTGCCACCGTTGGCACGGGCCGTTTCATTGGGCGTGCCAAGTTGGGACAGTGACCCCGGTGATGCGGATTGGTTGGCAGAGGTGCCATCGTCCGACATGACAGAGGACACAGCCGCAAGCACGGGGAAACGCGAGTTGACCCCGCATTTGATGGCCAAGTTGGTGAAGATTTCGCAAAAATTGTTGCGTGCGGGCATCATTGACCCCGAAACACTTTTGTTGGAACGTTTGGGCTACAAAATTGCAATCACCCAAGAAAAGGGGTTTTTGACTGGTACGGGTGCAATGCAGCCGTTGGGAATTTTCACCGCATCGAGCGACGGCATTAGCACCGGCCGCGACGTGACCGCAGCCAGCACCACGGTTTTCACCGCCGATGAACTGATAAACGTTTATTACAACGTGAAGCCGCAGTACGCGGCACGTGCGTGGTGGATGATGCACCGCGATGCCGTGAAGATGGCGCGCAAACTCAAGGGCAGTGACAACAATTACCTCTGGCAACCCGGTTTGCAAGCCGCAACCCCCGATATGCTATTGGGCCGCCCGATTGCACAAAGCGAATACGCACCCAACACGTTCACAACCGGGCTATACGTTGCCGCGTTTGGTGATTTCAAATCCGGTTACATGATCGTTGATTCGCTCGACACAGAAGTGCAGCGTTTGAATGAACTGTTTGCCGCCAAAAATCAGGTGGGCTACATTGGCCGCGCCGAATCAGACGGAATGCCAGTGCTTGAAGAAGCGTTTGCACGTTTGATTTTGAACTAAGAAAAACGTGACGGGGTGGCCGGGCAACCGGCACCCGTCATTTTCTTTCGTTTTCGTTTGAACACCAACCACCCAAAGAACAGGTGAACACCATGCGAGATGCAGCAACAGATATGAAAATTTTGCCGGCAATCAACCCCGTGCAAATCACTGACAACACCGCCGAAGTTGGGCCAATCATCGACTTGGCCAATTTCGATAAAGCAACGTTCAACATTCAAACCGGCACGTTGGCTGATGCCGATGCAACGTTCACCGCGTTGCTCGATGAAGGGGACGCGGCCAATCTAAGTGACGCGGCGGCCGTGGCCGATGCCGATTTGGTAGGCGATGAGGCCGGCGGATCACCGACGTTTGCGGACGATGATGAATGCCGCACGTTGGGCTACATTGGTTCCAAACGTTACGTGCGGTTGACCATCACGCCAGCCACCAACACCGGTTTGGCCGATGTTGCGGCACAGTGCATTTTGAGCGGCGCACGCAAAGGGCCACAGGCAACAGGCCAGCAATCAGCCTAATTGATTGAAAGCCACCACCGGGCGTGAATGCCCGGCAATAACGATCATTTCGGCTATGCCGATATGGTGCAGGTGCCGGCCCGGCAACGGGCCCGCACCATTTTTGACGGTTTGCCGGCGGCCAATCAAGTGCCGGCGTTGAAACATTGGAGCCGATGCAATGGCAGCAACCAAACGCGTGATGATGCAAACAACGTATGCCAGCAAAAGCGGGGTGACCGCATCACCCGGCAAAATCATTGAAGTGCCGGCCGCCGAAGCCAAAGAATTGATTGACGGCGGTTATGCCCGCGCGGTTGACAACGCCGGCCAGCAATCCGGCGAACCGGGGCGCGTCCGCACGCCGGGTGTAGTGCCGGGCGTTGGAGAAGATCCGCCAACGGCCGCCGAAGTTGCCAACAACCCCGAATTGTTGAACCGCAAAGCCGAATCGGAACCCGTGGCCGGCGCAGATGACGCGACAACGGCCGCAAATGAAACCGCCGATGAATCGGATGCCGAGGCCAGCAAGCCCGCAGAAGGCAAAGCAGCGGGCCGCAAATCCAAGGTGAAGTGAACCGCATGGCGTCATTGGTAGCAACAACACCGGCCACCGCATTGCCGTTGACCGTGAAAACCGCGCGGGATCACGTGCGGTGTGATTCTGCCGACGATTTCTACATTCGCACCGCATTGAAGGCCGCCACCGATTTTGTTGAGAATTTCACCCGGCGAGCGTTGGCACCCACCACGTTCAAGTTGCGGTTGGATTCATTCAGCGAAAAACCTTATTGGGTGCCGCGCAAAGGCGTGATTGAATTGCCACGGGCACCAATCACGTCGGTCACGGCCATCACGTATGTTGACGTTGACGGCGCAACCCAAACGTGGGATGCCGCAAACTACCAAGCCGACGTGAACGCAGAGCCGGGCCGCGTGGTGACCGCATACGGCCAAGCATGGCCAAGCACCCGCGATGAATTGGAAGCCGTGACGATTGAATACGTGGCCGGGTATGCCACGCCGGAAACCGTGCCGGCGAGCATTTCGCAAGCGTTGTTGTTGTTGGTTGGCCATTTCTTTGAAAACCGTGAAGCGGTGACGGTGGGCGTGAAGTCCGAACCGTTGGCGTTGGCCGTGAAATCATTATTGTGGCCGCATCGGATTTTGGGCGGTATTTGATGGCAAAAAAAAGCATTCCAGCGGGCAGCCTATGCCACAAATTGACGTTGCAGGAACGCAGCGCACCGGCCGTGGATGCGCACGGGCATGATGACGTGACATTTGCCAACGTGGTTGAATTGTGGGGCAACGTGAACCCAATGCGGGGCCGGGAATTGTCCGAAGCCCGGCAAACTCAAGGGCAAGTGACGCACCGGGTTTTGGTGCGTTATCGCAACGATTTGGCCACCATTACCATTGACCATGACAGCGAAATAAACGAACGGTACCGGTTGTTGTTTGGTGCCCGCGTTTTCAACATTGCAACCAAGCCAATCAACATTGAAGAGCGCAACCGGTGGTTGCAAATGGATTGTATTGAAAGGACGCCAGCCGATGCCAATTGAGTTGAAAAACGCAGAGCAGATACGGCGCACCCTCACCGAAATTGGCGGGGCACCGGCCCGGCGCATCACGTCACAAGCCGTGACGGCCGGCGGCCGTGTCATGGCCAAATCAATCAAACGGTTGGTGCCGAAGGAATCGGGCACGTTGAAACGGGCCATCGGGCAGCGAGCCAAAACCTACAAAAACACCGGCGTTGTTCAAGTGATTGTTGGCGTGCGGCGGCGTTGGGGCCGGCACGTGGCAGTGAAGCGCAACGGCAAAGAAGTCATTGAATTCCGCAACCCGTCAAAATACGCGCATTTGGTTGAAGGCGGCACCACCACCACAGAAGCGCAGCCGTTCATTAGGCCGGGCGCAAACCAAGCGAAGCACGGTTTCCAAGCTAAAATGAAACAACGGTTGTTGATTGGGTTGAACAAATACGCGGCCAAGCAAGCCGCAAAGGCGAGGGCATAACGTGGCCGCCAGTGATGAAAAGGTTGATGCAGCCGTTGCCGTGAAAGCCCGGTTGAACGCCGTGGCCGAAGTCACCGCGTTATTGGGCACCGGCGGCAGCCAACGCATTTTCAACAAAAAGGCACGGGCCGGGGCCGCGTTGCCGTTTGTTGTTATTGAAAACGTTGACGGTGAACACCACCAAGCCAAAGACGGGGCCGAAGGGATGAGCCGAACCACGGTTCAATTGCGGATTGTTGCCGCAGAGCCAAGCGAGTTGACGCGATTAAGCAAACGCATATTTTTGGCGTTGTGCGGTTTTCGCGGTACGATAAGCGCGACAATTGACACAGTGGCCACCGATGTTGTGGTTAAAAGTTTCCAAATGATCGGTGAACGTGACGCACCGATTGAAAAGAATGACGGCACGGGCAACGTAAAATTCACGCGGTTGCAGGATTGGGCCGCGTGGTTGGCAGAATTGACCAGCTAAACAAATCGGAGTTTTCACCATGGCCGCAAATGATGGATTTGGCGTTATTATCAAACGGGATGACGGCGCGGCAAGTTTTGATGATTTCGCCCAATTGAAGGACGTGAGCGGGCCATCATTGCAGCGTGATGCAATCGACGTGACCCACAAAGCCAGCACCAACAAAAGCCGGGAATTTATCGGCGGATTGCGTGACCCCGGTGAAATCACGTTCAGCGTTGGTTATGACCCGGCGAGCGCAACGCATGCGCAGTTGGGCACCGATTATGATTCAGACGCGTTGGTTTTGTACCGTTTAGAATTCGGTGATGCCGGCACCACCGAATGGGAATTCAGCGGGTTGGTCACCCAATTGGAGCCCACGGGGCCGATGGATGGGGAACTAACAGCCGACGTTACAATCAAAATCTCCGGCGTGGTGGATTTCGCACCGTAAGTTGAGCCGCCCGAACAATAAACAAAGCCGGCGCGCAATCGGGAAGCGCGCCGGCTATTTTTCTTTTCCCGTGGAGTCGATGCAATGACAAACCAAGGCCCGCCAGCCCGACCCGCACCCGAAATGGTGCCAGAAGCCGAGCCCAACACCGTTGCCGGCCATGACGTGGCCGCCATGTTGTTGAACCCGCCACCACGCACCGTGAAAAAAGAAAACGTGCCGGCGTTGGGCGGTGACGTTTTCATTTGTGATATGCCCGCCAGCCGCCGGGATGAATACGAACAGCACATTTTAGCGCCGGCCGCCGGGCAAGCCCGGTTGAAAAACATTCGGGCCGGGTTGGTGGCCTATGCCATTTGCAACGAGATCGGTGAACCGTTGTTTGAAACCGTGACCGATGGGATTGTTGAAACCATTGGCCGCCACCCGGCCGGCACGTTGGATTCAATTTTCACCGCAGCCCGCCAATTGAACCGGTTGACCGATGACGATTTGAAGGATTTGGAAAAAAAATAAGAGGTGACCCGATGCGATTGTTCACAATGCGATTGGCATTGGCATTGGGTTGCACCAAATCCGAATTATTGAACCGCATAACGTCAAGCGAATTGACCGAATGGTTGGCGTTTTACAACGTTGACCCGTGGGGCGATTGGCGCGGCGACGTGCGCAACGGGGTGTTGTGTACATTGGTGGCCAGCATGGCCACCAAGCCCGGCCACAAGCCCAAAATTGCGGATTTCATGCCGTTTGAAGTGAAGCCGAAGTTGAGCGGGCAAGCATTGATGGACAAATTGCGGGCCGCATTTGAAATGGTGAATGCCGTGAACACCGGCCGCACGTTGCCACGCAAGCCTGGCGGTGATGGTAGGATAGAGTTTGACCAATCAGATTTGCGACGGCCGCACAAAGAAGGGTGACCCATGGCAACAATCGGCACAATGAGCGTGAACGTCGTGGCAAAAACGGCCGGGTTTAATTCCAACATGAAGGCCGCCGGCACCCGCGTTTCCGCATTCAAAAGCAAAGTGCAAGAGCTAAACAGATCGTTCGGAACGCTACTCAAGGGTTTTGCCGTGGCAGCCGCCGGCGGCGGGTTGTTGATGTTGGGCCGCAACATTTTGAAAACGTCCGATTCGTTGGGCAAGTTGAGCGCGCAAACAGGTTTCACCACCGAAGAAATTGCGGGGTTGCGGCACGGCGCATCAATCAGCGGCGTTGAGGTTGATAAACTCGATAAAAGCATTCAGATTTTTAGCCGGCGATTAGGTGAGGCCAAACAGGGAATCGGGCAAGCCCGGTTGGCGTTGGACGTTCTCGGGCTCACCGTTGATGACGTGTTGGCGATGTCACCGGGCGCGGCGTTCAGCGAAATAGCAGACCGCATCAAAGAAATCAAAAACCCGGCGGAAAGCGCGGCGGTGAGTTTCCAAATATTCGGCAGGGCCGGGCAGGATTTAACGGTGTTGATGAACACCGGCGCGGCGGGCATTGCAGCATTCAAACAGGAAGCCGAAAATCTAGGGTTGGCATTGGGCGGTGATAGCGTAAAGAAAATCGAAAACGTGAATGATGCGTTGACGCGTTTGGGCGGGGCCGTAAAGGGTTTGGTCAGCACGTTCATTGTGAAAGCCGCGCCGAGCATTGAAAGTTTTGTATCGACGTTGACGGGCGGCGTTGTGGTGATGGCACGGTTTGCCAAAGAGGTTGCCAGCACCGTTATCGGTTGGGGTAAATTTGCCATCAAAGTGGGGGCCGCGGTGATTGCCGTGAAGTTGTTTTTGAAGGTGGCCACGTTGGTTGTGGCCGCATATAAGGCAATCACCAAAGCGCAGGTTACTGCGTTGGCATTTCAAGGGCCGAAGGGTTGGGCACAGTTGGCGGCCGGCGCGTTGGTGGCCGGGCTCGCAGTGGCCGGCGTGAACAAAGTATTTGCCAAGTTTGATGAGGTGGCAGCCGGGGCAAAGACAAGTGCAAGTGATTTCAATGATGAGGTAAAGCAATTCACCGATGCGGCGGCGGCGCAAGAAAAGGTTGAAGGCATTGCCAAAGTCATTGGCGATTTACAAAGCAGCATTGCCGTTTTTGGGAAATCGGCGCAGGAAATGGGCATTTTGAAGTTGGAGACATTGGGGGCCGATGAGGCAACGATCAGGTTTGCGCAATCATTGGGTGCCGAAGTTGACCAATTGAAGTTAATGAAAGAATCGGCGGCGGCGGCGGCAAGTGAATTGAATGCCATGATGCGCGAAGGCCAACAGGTTTTTGAACAAACGCGCACGCCGGCCGAGGCGTTCACCAATCAGATTGAACGGTTGAACGAATTGTTGAAGGGCGGCGCAATCAATTTCCACACGTTCAAACGTGCCATCAACAAAGCCCGTGACGAGTTGGCCGGGTTGCAGGAAATACAGGCGGCCATGGGTGCCGGCCCGCGCATGATTCGGTTTGGAACGCAAGCCGCAGTGAAGGCAACCGCCACGTTGGCAAACAAACAATTTGATTTGCGCAAACCAATGGCAAAGTTGGTTGACAATTCAAACAAAGAGTTGGACGCGCAGCGCAACGGCAACGCCATTTTGACAAACATACTGGCGAGGGTTTCCAGCAACAACGGCCAAACGGTGAGTTTCTAATATGGGCATTGAAAGCGTCACGGAAGATTTCAACAGCCGTTCAAGTGAATTGAATGACGGCAACCGCACGCACAAACGGCGGTTCATCATTCAGACCTCGGGCGGCGAGGTTGGATCGTTTGCCGCATTGCAGGCGGCCGGCGTTGGGCAAGGCGACCCGCACGACGAGGACGGCGCAGCACGTGCCCGAAGTGTGACGGCCGCGCCACGGCAAGCACAACCGCACGTTTGGAACGTTGACGCAACATATGTTTTTGACGAAAACACCGCCGATGACAACAGCAGCGGCGGCGGTGGTGGCGGCGCGGGTGCCGGGCTCGATAAGCGAATCAGATTCAGCCGGCGCAACGTGCGGCGAGTGATGACGCATGACGCCAACGGGCATATTTTGGCCAACGTGTTGGGGCAACGGTTCATTGAAGGACATGAAGCCGAATTCACGGAAATGGCCATGACGATTGAAGCAACCGTTGATTTTGGCAAATTCGGCACGGGCATGGTTGAAAAGTATTCGGACAAGGTACACGGCAACACGTGGCAACAAAATTTCACGCAAAAACCAACCCAACCAAAGTTGGGCAAGCAATTGCGCTCGTTTTTTGGTTTTGGGCCATGGCGTGCAAGGTTTGTTGATTGGGGCGGCGGCACGGAGTTGGTGGGGAAGTCTACAAAATGGAAATTTGCGTTGACGTTTTACGTTGGCGATTGGTACGGCGCGGTATTGAATGAAGGCACGTTGGAGCGCAAAACAGGGGCACCGCCCATTGGTGGCAGCCAAGGCGCGGGATTGGTGAACGCCGAAGATTTGCGGGCCATCATTGACAGCGACGGCCGCCCGGTGACCGAGCCCGTGCCGTTGGATTTGGACGGCAAGCGCATCACCAACGGTTTGCCGTGGTGGTTGACGTTCACGCCATACGAAGGCGCGGATTTGAATAAGATGCTTAAGCAACTAGGATTGCCGCAAGCCGTTGCGGGCTATGAAATCACGATTGAATGAAATGGAGTTTTGGCCATGGCGGAAAACAGATGGATTGACGGCGGTGCTGATGGTGATTGGAATGACACAGCCAATTGGTCATTGGGTTTGGTGCCAATCAGCACGCATGACGTTTTCATTGAGCAATCAAGCCGCGCCATTGCAACCAACATAAGCGGGCACGGCGCGGTTGTGTTGAATTCATTGAACATTTCCAATGATTTCACGGGCACCATCGGCACAGCCGATGCGCCGTTGGTGATTTCCGCAACCAACGTGAACATTGGTTATACCAAAAGCAAAACCGGAACACCGGCCGGCAGCCAACGCATTCATATTGATTTGGGCACCGGCACCGCATCCGATGTTTTGATTAGTGGCAGCGCGTCAGCGGCGGCCGATGCGGGGTTGTCTCCAATTCGTATTGACGCCAACAACGCATCAACCACAATTGAAATTTCCGGCGGTGTGGTTGGTATTGGCGAGCGGGCCGGTGATGTCGTGGTTGTGGGTGATATTTTCGTGACCGGTTCAGCCGGCGTGACCATCGGGCACCATGAAACCGGCGGCGTGACGTTGACCAATTTAACGGTGACCGATGGCGAGGTTGAAGCATGGGCCGGCGGCACCACGTTGAACGTGGACGGCGGCGGCGTTGTGTTGCATGATGGCGCGTGGACAACCGTGAACGCACGGGCCGGTGAATTGATTGCCAATGCAGAAGATACCATCACCACGTTGAACGGGTACGGTGAAGGCAACGTTGATTTCACGCAATCAGCCAACGCGCGAACCGTTACCACGTTGGACGTGAAAGAACGCGGGTTTTCATTCCAATATGACAAAGACCGGTTGACCATTACAACGTTGACCAATTCGATCAGTTTGCCCGTTGAGGTGTCATACGAATAAGCCATGAACGTTGGTTTCAGCAAAAAATCCGAAGCGCAACGCGTTGTTGCCGCAACCAAACAGGTTGAACACAATGACGCGAGCCCGCCACGCAAGCAACGGCGGTTGCCAGTCACCGAACCGGCCGGCGCATTTTTCATTTGGTTCAAAATTACAGAGGCGTTCGCAGACGGTACAAACCGATGGAACTACGCAGGCAGCCAAGTGGTCAAAATCTCCACGGGTTATGACGGTTGGGTGGTTTTAGAACCCGATGATGGGGGGATTGAAACAACAGAGAACGAGCCCGCGTTCAATTTATTGGAGGATGGGAATTCTACAACCGGCGTTCAAATGAATGGCGTTGATATTGATGGTGATTTGCCGGCCGGAATGGATTTGCAGCCACAGCCGCCCGGCGTGATTGTGCCGGCGTGGTTTGTTTACGCGGGCGATGCCGAATCACCAACGCGTGAATTGTGGTTCATGGCACCAACCGGCATTGATGGGACGTGTTAGAAATGGGCAAGTGGTGGCAATGTTGTTGCGGTGATGATTGCGGTGACACGGACGTTGACAAAACCGCGCAGCCGGACGCTATCCTATCCAATTCAAATTGCGATTGCACTTGCAACGCCGGCGGCGGCCAAGACCATGATTTCACCAATACATTCACCACGCATTTCAGCAGCGGCGGCGATGAGGTTTGGTTATGGTTGGGCACAACTACGTGCGAATATTTAGCAGGGCTTGGCGGCGTGTTGGCGGATTTGTCGGTTACCATCACGTGTCCGAATGACAACGGCCCGTGGCAAATTGTTGTTGATTCATACGAGTGTGACGGCAACGTTTTGGTTTCCGATACGCTTGATTCGGACATTTTGCCAACGGCCGGCACCGCGCCAAATCTCAAGTTTGATGGCACGATGAACGGCATAAAGTTATACACCGCAGCGGTTGAGCAATGCACGATAGATTTGTCCATTTAGTTTGGTTGGGTGATGACCCCGGCGGTGCCGTGGCGCGTGCGCTGGATTGGCACGCCAAAGCCAGCCCGGACTATACAACCCACGTTCACCGTGATGCGCGATTGGTGCCGCCCGAGTGGCAACCCGCGTTTGATGCGTTGCCGTCATTGCAGCAAAAATCTGATTTGATTCGGTATGCCGCCATGCGCAAAATGGGCGGCGTGTATTATGACGTTGACGTGATGCCGCACGCCAACGCGTGGGAAATTGAAACACGCCATTCATTGGTTTTGTCCGAATTCAGCCGCAACGGCGGCGGGTTGCTGGCTAATGACGTGATGCACGTGGCACCCGATTGGCCGGGATGGCCGGCGGTTGATGAATACATTGCCGCCGATCACGTGCCCACGTATGGTGTTTTTAGCGTTCGATTGTGGCCGTTGATGTTGCATTGGCGGGCATGGGTGTTGACGTGGGACGAAGTGAACGGGCAAGGTGAAAACCCGATTGCCACCCGGCGGGCGGTGAATCCGCCGAAGGGCACCCGCCCGGCTGGTGTTGGTTCATTGCTTGAATGCATTTTGGAACAGTACGGCAAAGTCAGTTGCGGCCCGTGCCGTGATGAGGTGCGGCGATTGAATGGAATGACCCCGGCGGCCGTGATGGCGGGAAAGGCCGAAATTGCCGCCCGGATTGTTGAGCGTGCCAAGGCAAACGGCAAGTGGTGGCAGCGTTTGGCGGCAACCATTGCACCCGGCACCGTGACGCACGTGGTAGAACGCCATATTTCAGAAGCCGTTACGATGTTGCAGAATTAGCCAATAACCAACAAGGTCCGCCAATGTTTATTTTTCTCGCACAAGCGATCGCCGAGCCGGTGACCATTGCAATTGCCAAACAAGTGCCGGCGTTGCTGGTGTTGGGTTGGGTGGTTTGGCAAGTGTTGAAGCATTTGGGCGCGGAATCCGAGCGGCACGCCACCGAATCAAAAGCCCGTGATGCCATGTTCAGAGCCGCCATCGAAAACGCTATGCAAACCGTGCGCGATCAAGCGGAAATTTCCGCCCGCCGGGCCGATGATTGCCACGTCGTCCAGCGTGAGGCCGCCAGCGCAATGCGCGACAATTCAAAGGCGTTGGCCGAGTTGAAGCAAGCCACAACCGATATTCACCGGGAAAGCGTGGGCGTGATTGAACGCAATACGGCGGTGACCGCCAAATTGATGGACAAATTGCAACAACCGGCAGCATGATTCCAGTTTATTACAACCACAGTGCGGCGGCCGTGATGCCATGCACCGCAAGGGAAGCCAACCGCGCACGGTTGTGTTTGGTCGCAACCAGTGTTTCAACGCCGGTGGCGGTGTTGTGCATGGGCGTGATTGTTGCCGGGGCGTTGGTATTGGTCAAAGTGTTTGCCGGCGTTGTGCGGCGTTTGCGAGCGATTGAGCAAGAGCAGGCGCGGCAATTGACGGTGAACACCGACATTTACAACAATTTGCCACCCAAGCCACCCGTGCAGAGCCGGGCACCGCCCGATTCTCACCAATGAAGAAAATGACCCGCCACGCCGGCCATTCCGATGCCGGCGCGTTGCCGGTTGTCATTGCAGCCGCCCGGTGCCAGTGTGCCGGGCGGTTTTTTGTTGGGTTTGTTACCGATCGCGCACAGAAGTTGAGCCCAAAATAACGCCCGCGTTGCAGTTCCGACCAAAGAAAGTACACGGGCGTTATTATTTTGGACTACGTTTAGGTTGGTCGAAAGTGCATCCAAACCTTACCACTCAACCCACCGGAATGCAAGCCTTATTTAATCCACGGCACATCCACACCCACCAAACTCAAGCAGATCAAGTTGATCTTCGCGGCCTGCTTCAATGCGTTCGCGGAACTTTTTAAGGCTCATTGGCTTGGTTGTGCCGCCGCGACGGTCGCGTAGAAATACGGCATTAGGGCCAAGCATGTCGATCATCTTTTGTTCTTCTGCTTCGTGCATTGCGTATCTATCTGGCAACTGGTCGAGCAGAATCTTGAACTGGCCCTGTCCCGCCTTGACGCAAAAACCGCCGCAGTTGTTGTGCGGGAATCCCATTTTGTATAGGCGTGGCGGTTCGATTCCGTCTTGTTTTAGTTGCTGAATCATCGCTGGTTTCATCATGTGCGGGGCATCGCACATAGGAGCCTTGTAAGTCCACGGGGCAACCCTCGGTAGCAATCTCACTAGCCTATGTTCTTCTGTCCAATCAATGCCGACGTAAACAGTCGTACTATCTGACTCGCAGTTTGAATCTCGCCACTTGTCCAGAAGTTTGCGTTTCAGAATCTTTGAGCAAATATCAACGCGGGGATTACCTACGAACCTTTCATCCTTGAACACTTCCCACGGCGTCCGTCCATCAGCGATCCGCGTAATCGAAACGCCTAGCTTGGCCGATGCGTCATCAAGGAACCGGTACAAATCCTCGTCCTCGATTAACGTATCAGCGAACAACAGCGTCACGCCATTGGTGCCGTGCTGTTCCACCACGCGACGAGCCGCCATGTAGGAACCGACGCCGCCGCTAAACATAATCACATGCTTCATTTTTATGCCCCTAATGCGGCGACTAGTCTAGTACGTCGCCGCGTTTGTTCAAAACCATATCTAATCCGCCCTCAAAATCAGTGTCCACATCGGTTTCGTCGCACCTAAGCACGTTCACATTCTGCTTGAGCGCGAACAGAAGTTGAGCCCAAATAAAACCCCGCGTGACGTTGCCGAACACGCGGGGCCGCAATAGGGACGAAATTAGCGAGAATCAAACCAACGGGGCCATGGGTGCAGGCACCGCGAGGTTGGGCGCGCCGAAAACGTGACGCGGGGTGATGCGGC